TACATTGACTTTCAACGTATTTGGTAAAGATCCATCAACAACTAATTTTGCATTATGAGCTGGATCACTTGTACGTGGATATGCATGTTCTGTTGCATTATCATCCATTGCACAAGTGTATATTAGAGAATCGGTAGCAATTCCAATACTTCTACTGTAATCTATTCCATGTGCATCATCAGTTGTTAATTCAACCCATCCAGTTGTTGGAGTATAAGTTGCATCAGTAACATTAAATGGTCTTATTGTAGATACACCAATATGGAGTGTAATAGAATTATCACTATGAGTCTTGATTCCTATTTCTTGATTATCAATAGGATCTCCAGTATTAACTGCCTTACCAACATTTAATGTTATTGTATTATTTGTGGTTGCCGCAATTGCAACATTCTTTCCATTAATCCTATCACTATTTCGAGGATAATAGTGGTTACTAGCATGACCATCCTTAGCACAAGTAAATATCAGAGAATTAGTAGCAATACCAATATTATCTCCAGTAACAAGTCTATGATTAGCAGATGTTAAAGTTAATATTCCAGTTATTCCTGTGTAGTCAGCATTAGAAACATCTAATACAGATCCAGCAGTACCAACATTAACAGTAATGGTATTTGTGGTTGTAGATGCAATAGAAATTACTTTTGCATTATATGGGTCAGTTGTACGTGGATACTCATGATCACTAGCGAAATTATCTTTTCCGCACTTGAATGATATACCACTTGTAACTATTCCGATCTTATTCTGACTGGCAGATGCAATAACCACTGTTGCTGGATCAACAGTCATTGTCATAACACCAGTTACACCATCATATACAGCAGTTGTAACACCAGCATATTGTAGAGTAGATACACCAACCTGAGCTGAAATTGTTGTTGCAGTTACTCCAGTTATTGTCATCTCCTTCTTATGATACGGATCCGTTGTACGTGGATACTGATGTTGTGTATTATGACCGTCTCTTGCACAAGTAAATGTTATACCACTAGTTGCAATTCCAATTCCGCCTGGAGTTGCAGTTGATAAACCGTGACCAGATGGAACAGTTATCGTTAGAACACCCGTAGATGGAATGTAAGTAGCGGTAGAAATGTTTGTTGTTACGATAGTAGAAACACCAACATTAATGGTAATAGTATCTACTGTAGTTGCTGCAATCGCAACGTTAGTTAATCCATGAATAGGGTCTGTACTACGAGGATATGACTTAGGAGTAACGAATCCATCTCTAGCACAAGTAAATGTTAAAGATTCAGTCTTAATTCCAACAGTATCAGTACCAGCAAGAAGACCATGAGCAGAGCCGAACGTTAGTACTAGATTACCTGTAGCAGGGGCATATGTTACACCTGTTGGAGTAAATTTAGTGCCTGTCCAAGAACCTTTATGGACTGCATCCGTGGTAGCAAATGTAGACTGGAATTGGTGAGCATAATCACCACCAGTAAATGCAGCACCAGCTAATGAAGTGACGTAAGTATGTGCAAAATCACCACCAAACTCTAATGCTCCTCCCAATGCACTTGAGAATTGATGGGGATAGTCACCACCAAGAACTATAGCGCCTGGATTAGCAGTAACAAATGTATGAGCATATCCAGTTCTAGGATATGTGTGATTTGTTGCATGAGCATCTTGATTACAAGTAAATGTCATTCCATCTGTAGAGATGCCTAATGTTCCATTTGCCTTAGCTAATCCATCATCATCTGCATTATAGAATACATGGTCATAATCTCCACCACCATAAACAGAACCTGCACTTGCTGAAATAAATGTATGTTCAGATAAGTTGGAAGATGTACCAACATCAATAGTAATACCAGTAGCAGATGTAGAAACAACTTTAACAGCTGTATTATATGCAGGGTCAGGACCCTTCAATGCAGTTGCTCTAGGATAGAAATGATTAGTTAAATGAGCATCTTTAGCACAAGTAAATTTAAAAGCACGAGTTTTTAATTTAACACTCTGTCCTTTTCTGATCTTATGTGATCCAATAGTTAAAGTAAGAAGTCCAGTAAATGGATCATAAGATCCTCCAGTCGGACTGTAAGGTGTAATAGTCGAAACACCAACTCTACAACTAAAGGTATTTTCTGTTGTGTCAAAAACAGGAACCCATTTTGATGCAACTGGATCTGTAGATCTTGGGTAACTATGGGTGGAAGATTTACCATCCATACTACAAGAGAATCTTATAGAATTTGGTGCAAACCTTACCCTATCTCCATTAGTAAATCCATGACTAGGAACAGTACATGTAATAATACCAGTGGCTCCATTATAGTAAGCCATATTGACGGTATAATAATCTGCAGCCTTTAATTTCTCTCCAATTCTTGGTGATTCAATTACAAGTTCTCCAGTTGCAGGAGTATATGTAGAAGTTGTAATTGCATGAGTTTGTATCGTAGATACTCCAACATTTACTGTAATAGTAGTTGCAGATGTTGATCCAATACCAACACTTAAGTTTCCACCATAAGGATCAGTTGGTCTAGGATAAGAATGTAATGATCTATGTTCATCTCTAGAACATGTAAATGTTAGAGATCCTGTGTTGATTCCAATAGTATCAGATGCTTTCTTGAGTCCATCAGTAAGACCAAGGAAGAATGTATGTGCAGTAGTGTTTGTAGATACTCCGACAAATACAGAGAATGTATTAACTCCTACATTATAAATTGATAACCATTGATTACTGAAAGGATCTGATGCACGAGGATATGGTTTGGGTGCTGTGTAACCATCTTCAGCACACTTAAATGAAATTGATCCATCAAGAAATTTAACATATTCACCACTCTTAAACCCATGAGAAGCAATTGTTGGTTCTAATACACCAGTGGAAGGTGTATAGGTAGCGGTTGTAATCGTGTGTGAAGAGGTTGAAGTATAAGTATGACCAGATCCAACTGTAAGTACTAAATCACCTGTTAGAGGATCATAAGTAGAGGTTGATATAGATCTCTTAGCAAGAGTACTAACACCAACTCTTACAGTGAAATTATTTGTTGATACAGTCGTAATTCCTATATTCTGTCCATAAACAGGATCAGTTTCTCTTGGATATGCATGTTCTGTAGCATATCCATCTTTAGCACACTTGAATATTAGAGAACCAGAATCAATTCCAATTTTCTGTACAGTCCTTAATAATCCACCAGTTGTTGCACTTTCAAAGGTATGTGCATAATTACCACCAGTAATTACTGCATCTGTTGAAACTCCTGTAAATTCATGTTGATAATCACCACCAGTGATTACTGCATCATTAGCAACACCTTGATTGGGAATAAATGTGTGAGTAAAGTTTCCAGCAGAAGTCTGTCCTATCTGCACCGTAAACATCGTACCAGCAACACCAGTTACAGGTACAGCTTTATTGTAATATGGGTCTGTAGGTCTTGGATAGAAATGAACTGTGGTATTAGCATCTTTTAAACAAGTAAATGCTAAAGAACCTTCCTTAAACTTAACAGAGTCACCAACAATAATACCATGATTAGTGTTATCCAAAACAACTGTCATAATACCCACAGAAGGAGTATAATGAACAAACACTGGAGTCTGTTTAACTATTGTAGAAATACCAACATTAACACTAATAGTTGTTGCACCAACACCAGTTATAGGAATAGCAGTATCATATATTGGATCTGTTGTTCTTGGATATGTTTTAATGGATTGTTTTCCATCCATTTCACACTTGAATTTTATTGAATTGGCAGCAATCTTAATACTATTTCCTTGAAGTAAATCATGATTTCCAACGGTCATCGTCATGATACCAGTGGAAGCAGTGTAACTAGCGTCTGTTACTGTACGATTAACTATTGGTGATGTTCCTACATTAATCTCAAAAGTATTAGCAGTTGTATTTCCAATTGCAACCCATTGATCACTTATTGGATCAGTTGATCTAGGATATGTGTGAGTGGATCCATATCCATCCATTGAACACTTAAATCCTATAGAATTGTCAAGAACTTTAATGGTATCACCATTAAGGAATCCATGACTAGGAACAGTTATAGTCAATATACCAACAACTGCATTATAACGAGATGTAGTGACTGAATGTACAGAAGGACCAGATAATCCATGACCATTAACTGTCAGTACTAAGTCTCCTGTACTGGGGTTATAATCAGCAGCAGTTGGAGTTGTATTACTACCACCAACAACAGAAACACAATTGGTATTCTCGGAACCAGCAACAAATGTATGGTTATATGCACCACCAACTATGATTGTTTCATCTAAAGAACTGACATAACGGTGTGTATATGCACCACCTCTGAATATTGCGTTTGATGTAGATGTAACAAACTTATGTACAAAGTCTCCACCAGTTCTTACAGCCCCATCATTTGCTTTAACAAATGTATGTGCATAATCACCACCCAATATTAAACCACCAGTCTTTCCACTTACAAATGTATGTACGAATTGATCTTGAGGAGGAGCATAACCAACTTGAGCTGTAACTGTATTTGTGGTTACACCAACAATAGGTACTGAAGCATTATATGTACTTGATTGTCTTCTTGGATAATAATGTGTTCCAACACCTGCATCTATTTCGCAGGTCATTCCAATACCAGTTAATAAAACATCTTTACCAACTTTAAATCCATGAGGTGCAGCGGTAGTAACCGTCATCACACCTGTTGTATTATCATACTCAGCGTTACTTAAATTAAGTCTAGGAGAATAGTCACAAGTAAATGCAATTCCACTAAAAACAACACAATCATCATCTTTTAGATTGTGATCCTTTTTAGTAAGGACTGTTGCCATACCAGAAACATTATCATATACAACTCTAGTAACTTCTACAGCTGGACTACTTCCAAATGTAACCGCAGTTCCTGTTGGTTCAATAAAGTCATTAGTTATTAATCCATGACCTTCTAATGGAACATAAGAACCAATACCTTGTTGGTGAGTATGTATTCCAAGAGTTGTCATTCCAGCACCAATATTCACTTGGAAATTGATGTTATTTTCAACCTTTGTTACACCAAAAACTTTTCTCGCATCACTTGGGAATGTAATATTCCCAATAGGAGTACTAAATGCAATACCAGTTAATCTAACGGCATTATCAAGTGTTAATCCATGTGCATACTGAGCTTGTATTGTAGCAATACCTGTAGATGGATTATACCAAACATTTGCAATTGAAGTACTTATTCCAAGTTCATCACCATGAGCAGTGATTGTTGTAATTCCATCTGAAGGAGTCCCATCCAGATATGCGATTGATTTTGGTGTATAATATCCAGTTCCACCATGAGTGATGGAGAATGCCGTAATAATACCAGCTTCTGTTCTCTCTACTACACCACCAGTTACATAATTAAGTCCAAAACTAGAGAGACCAACAAAACATTTAAATGTATTGGTAGTTACTCCAAGAATATCAAATCCAACTACATTCTTACCTTCAAGAATAGAAGTATCAACACCTGATCTAACAGTACCACCAGCAACGTATGTTAATGGCATTGTTGAAAAACCAGCCATTACTTTTACTTCATTTGCATTATCATTACTAACAATTGGATAAGCATCTTCTCTAAATCTGTAGGTAGTAATACCATTTGTTATATCAACACCAGCAACTATAACATTTCTTGATTGGTTAGTACCTGTTCCAATATAATGACCACCAGTTGATCTTATACTTGCAATACCAGTTAGATAATCATATTGAAAGAGAGAAATATTTCTAGTAGCAGATAATGGAGAGAACGTAAATCCAGCTCCAGTAATTCTTATTCTATCGTCTATATCAAATCCATGAGCTGCACTTGTTGTAAAGGTAGCAATTCCTGTTATTTGATTATAAGTTGCGGTAGTAATACCAACAGTAGTACCAGCATTAGTACCCATTAAAGCAGTTACACTCGCTCCATAACCCTGAGATGATCTAACATTAATCTCAGGAACTACTCTATATGCCTGTCCCTTACCTGTAACTTTGGTAAATTCTATAGCACCAGTTGTACCAACACCAACTCTACCAGATGCTTTTAATGGATAATAGTATCCAGAACCAGTTTGAAGACCTACTTTTACAATTCTTCCTGCTCTAGGTACTCCACTTAAGAAATTAATTTTGTTTTCTGAAGTATCGACAACCTCAAAATCAGCACCAGGCGTTTGTACAACGTTGTTTATTAATACAAAAGGATTGTTATTAATATCAACACCAGTATTGACATCATTATAGAGAGCTGTTACTATACCTAAATTTTCTGTTAAATTAAACTGCGTTCCAGCAATACCCGTAAAGTCAAGAGAAAGGTCATCTAATATTACATTCTTATCCTTAACAGCATAAGGATCCATTTTTCTGGAGAACAATCTTCCAGCAAATGTAGATCCAGTCTCTAATCCAACAGGACCAGCTTTACCATACGGTGCATCTGTAAAATATATCTTATCATCAACAATATTATAATCTCCAGTATATACCGAATTACCAGAACCTACAGTATGACTAGTTGCTATTGAACCAAAAGCTCCACGTTCTACAACAACATCAGAAGCAGTTGTAGTACTAAAAACTGGATAATATCCTAAACCACTTTTGAATATTACAATTTCTGCAATAGTACCAACACCAGAAATGGCAGGATAAAACACACCTTCCGTTACAGGTGTCATTGTCCCGTCTATTTCAACTTTTGGAGGATCAGTCTTGGCGTATCCAACACCACCATCCAGCACCTCAATTTTTTCTATTCCGTAATCGGAATTAAAATAAGGCCTTAAGAGAGCTCCAGATCCAGGCGTAGTCCTTGGCATTTATTACGTCCTATCAAAGAATGTTAAGAGAACTACTGCAATATACTCTTGCAGATCCAGTACTATCTCGTATAATACTAAACGTTAGAATATCATCATTACTCGTTGAAGGAGGTGGATTACCACCAACCCAATGAATTCCACCAGCAACAGGAATACTATTCACTTTAACTGCATCACCATACGTAGCACCGACTCCTGCGTTGTTAATCAGAGTAATCGTAGTAGCCTTACTATTTAACGCAGTTACATTAGTGAAATCCCAAGTTATAACTGATGTCGTAAGTCCCCCTAAAAGAACAGATCCTTGAGAAACGTCTATAGTTAGAGTGCCACCAACAGCTGTTAATCCATCTGTCCATTTACCTACTACTTTTTCAGTAATATCTCCATTTAGATGAGATGTACCACTAAAAGTACTAATACCAGTGATTTGGACATCACCCCTAACATCCAATCTGGATGAAGGAGCCGTAGATCCTATACCACAATATGCACCAGCAGTAACAACAAAACTCTCTGATGGAGTCGCTAATTCATTAGATGAAACTTGGAATCCATGTGCATCACCCTTTGTAATTGACCATATTGTTGGTCTTTCATTTGAATATGAAGCAACTTGTAACTGAGATGTAGGAAGTGATGTTCCTATGCCCACCATACCATCGGATTTAATCCTAAACATGGTTGTAGCATAACCAATCTCTATAGGACCATCAGCAATTGCACCAGGCTGTTGTATTGTAATTTTACCAACATCAGAATAACTAGAGGTTATAACACCAGTAGTATTAATATCAATTGAAGTATCTACATTTCCAGCAATATTAGCATATGTCGAAGTCGTTGCAATACCACAATTTGTAGAGTATCCAGCGGTACTAGCGTAAGATACGAAACTGATTAAGTTCGCTCCATCCCCAAAGACTGTATATACATCTTCAAAGTTGGAATTAATTTTCAATGTTCCAGCTAACAGGGTATCCCCTGTCCCATCATTGGGCGCCGAACCAGTGTTTATACCTTGCCTAGCCATTACTTACAAGTGGTTTTTCTTTATTTATAGTTAATATGGAGGGTTGTCATCATGAGATGCTAATGTTGTTCCCATACGAGTAACAGTTGAGTTAAATCTATTGGTATCATAATAGAAATTATTATCAACTTCTTTCAATGCATTTGCATATCTCGCCTTAACGAATGAAGTATCACCAATTGATTTTACCTTCATCAATTCATCATCAATTTGAATAACATCATTTCTTGATAAGGAACTAATTCCAGCAGAAATAACAATACCCTGATCAGTAGCAGATACTTGAGATCCAACTCCAACAGTAAGTTTTTTATTCTTAATTGGAGTCTGAATAATATTATCAATCATAATAATAGCATTCAACTTGGGATTCGCATACTTAAGAACATGTGTTCCAGTACCAAATCCAGTGAAGTCCATTGGTAATGAAGTTGATAATCCAGATAATCTAAATGTCACATCATCAATCTTCTGTGCAAATACCGTTTCTGGCATTACTGTAGTACCAAGTTCAATTGGAGTCATGTATAGATCATCAGCAGGTGTAGCACCTCCAATATATGTTCCAGCAATAGAAATTCTATTGGTAACTGCATATCCAGTTCCACCTTGAACAACATTTACACCAGTTACATCTAAATTAGCATCTCTAGTAACATCAAATGTTGCACCATTACCAGATCCATTATTGGTAGATGGTAGATTATAATATGTTGTTAAAATACCAGTTCTCGTTCCTGTAACAGCAGTAACTGGGAATGTAAGATTATTTGCTGGATTTGCACCACCTAGATGTGTTCCAGCAATACTTACAGTATCACCAACATCATATCCAGCACCACCTTTAATCAATACAACAGCAGTGGATATTGCAACACCAGTTGTTTGATCAAAATCGAATTTAACTTGGAATCTTGCTCCAGTACCATTTCCAGTAGTAATGCCAGGCAAACCACCATCAGGACTACCAAATCCATACCATCTATAGAGAACTATTGGATTTGAAGTAACAGCAACACCAGTTACAGGGCCTGGGATTTGAACATTATAACCATTCTCATACATGGCACTGGATCCAGTACCAGAGGTAACAACAGACATAACAATGTCTTTAGTTCCTGTTGCATGAGATGTTGTACCAATACCAATTCCATCTCCACCCTGTTTATCAAGAACTAACTCTTGACCAGATTGGAAATTATGTCCTTGAATACTAAGTGCATTATTAGTTAAATTAACAATGTTAGGATCTGAAGAACCATATGATACTTTAAATACTGGTTTATTATCAGATTTTAAATCAAATACAGTGTTTCCTTGTAGAGTACCAGTTCTATCATGACTACCATTAAATCCTTGAGAAATATCATCCAATTTAAGAACTTTATTAGTCTTATTAAGAATATAACTCTTAATTGGTCTTCCTTCTGGGAAGTATATTCTCTGAACAGATCCATCTGGTAAAGAATCATCTTCGGTTACCATACAGAAATTCTGTTTATTACCTAAGAATACTTCATTATCAATATTGATTATAAGATCAATTTTTTGATCTGCTGGTTTAACCTTCATGTTGTTGGATTTTGCAATACCAACACTTACTAAGTTTAATGCATCTGCATCTTTCTTAGGATCACTAGTAATTCTTAAATCAGAAAATTCAAGGAATCCTGATGGGTGTAGAATAGATCTTACGGATTCTTTCCACTGATTATATGGAAGATCACTCTTAATTGAGTATGAGAACTTCTGATAGTAGAAGTTATCTGATATTCTTTGACCGAAATCATTAAGAATACCAAAATTCATATCATTCTTGGATACTTTATTTCTAGTAACTCCAAGTTTAGTTTTGACCTTAAATTTGGTTACGTCTCTTACGTTACCAGATAACTGAGACACTTCACCAGTTAAAGTTTCCCCAGACTTAAGTACTCCTATAGTATCTCTTAATCTTAGTTGATTTAATCTTGAATTCCAACCATTTTCTGCAACATATCCTTCAAATTTAGAAGCAGTTACTCTTTCACCAGAAACATACTTTCCATCAT